TCTAAACCTAACCTACCCAATTTATCTACCCCAGTTTGAACGCTCTCCGCCGTAAAAAAACATTCCACAGAATCTATACTTATGTAATTGCGAGGAGCAACTGGGTGTCCGTTTAACATACTTATCGTATTTGGAGTTATGTTGGTGTATTGAGTAGCGTTTTTTATATAGAAATTATTGGATTCTATTTTGGTTTGAGAACCCGTAGTAGTAGGGTTTCCCGTTGTGATTTGTAGTTTCCCACTATCTGCGAGTGTTTCATTCACTACTACGAAATTATCGTAAGTAAGATAAGAACCGCTACTGGGTGAAAAGACTGCCTTGTTCCCATCTTCATCGGTTGGATTCACTCGCAACACAATATCTTCCGTAGATTCATTTCCGCTTGTCAAAACAGCGTTAAGGTCTTGCTTCGTCCAAGATAGGGTTCCATTCTCACCTCCCGAAGTAAGAACCTCTCCTGCCGTTCCGTAATCTGTTGCTCCATTCGCAACAGAGAGTCCAATCCTTGTCGGTTCAAGAACAAGGTAGTCGGTAGTTGCTACATCTTCTACATTTTTCGTCTGTGTGAGAGTCATATACCCCGATTCTACAAAGGTTTCATATTCGGGTTGGTCGTCAATGGGAGGAAACTCTGACGAATCAAATGTTTTGATATAAATATAATGCGGTAAGACTTCATTCACATAGCGAAGGTTAGACGCAATCTCTACTCCTTGGAAATCCATCACCATTCCGCTTCCACTTATCACATTCGTCCCATCTCCCACATAACTAAACGCCTCTTTGGAAAGGGTAATGATTTGACCCTCGTTTCCTTCCCCTTCGGGAGCAACCGCTAAAACACTCGCAAGAGCAGGTACTGCTACATCCGACCAAGTCAATTGTCCTCCCGAACCACCCGAGGTAAGAACTTGCCCTGCTGTCCCGTAATTGATAACACCTCCTGTTTCAAGTCCTATTTTGAGGGGGTCAATATAAATGCCGTCAGGGTCGGTTTCATTCAATTGAGCGGTAAGGTGAAATACCGAGGGGGTTAGAGATGCTTCTTTGTAAAGGGTATTCCCACCTTGAGGGACTTGAGAGTTGATTCTAAACTCATCCACTAATTGACGAGAAGTTTCAATGACAGAAGCAGAGGGGTTTGTATTGTCCTCACTTGTTAGAATCGTTCCGTTAAATGTAATTGACATATCTTTGAACTTTTCACTCGCAACTTCCGTAAGTTGGGTGGAGAGTTGAATCTTTCCGTCCGCACCATTGAGTTGTGTTTGTATCCCGTTAATGTTGGTTTCGTCAGGTGTTCTGCTTAAATATATGGATTGGTCGTCGTTCCCTGCTCCCTCGGGTGCTACGGCAAGTACCTCCGCAAGGGAAGGCGTTGATACTACGACATCCGTCCAAGTAAGTGTTCCCGCCGAACCACCCGAAGTAAGAACCTGACCTGCTGTTCCGTAGTCGGTATTACCCCCCGATACTAACCCTATCTTGTTAGCGTCCAGAGAAATACCAATAGGGTCTGCTTCCCCAAGTTGTGCGTTAAAGGTAAGTGAGGAGGTTGTCAGGGACACCGAATCAAATTGAATGACTTCAGGGTCGCCTGTTTGACTTGTAATGCTTAACTCGTCCGCAAATAAACGACTTTCTTGGGTATTTTTGACGGCAGGATTAGTATCGTTTTCATTAATGAAAAATAATTGGTCGGGGTATAAGGATGCCTCTATAAGATGAGTATCTTCTGCGGTAAGGTTATACCCAGTTGAGATTCGTCCGTCGCCACCATTCAAAAAAACCTGTATTCCGAAAGGGTGAGTTTCATCTACCTCTCTGCTTAATTGAATGTTTTGATTCGGGTTGCCGATATTACCATTAGGTTCTACGGCAAGAACCTCGGCAAGGGAAGGCGTTGCTCCTCCACCACCTGCCGACCAAGTTAATGACCCGTCTGCTCCACCCGAAGTAAGAACATACCCTTCTGTACCCGCATCATCATCTAAAAGGAGTTGATTCAATCCTGCCGATGCGGAAAGGATGATGGAATTCGCCGTTCCTTCAATTTGAATCGCATCTTCTACTTGTAAAGTGGTCGCATCAGGAGGAGCAACAACCGAAGAAAGACGAGTTCCTAATGTTCCAATGTCTGCTAACGAAGTCGTAGATACATCTCCACCAAACGAGTACTCTACCGCCATATCCGTTGTCCTCAAGAGGAATGCTTCAGGAGCAGTGTCGGGGTCTTTCACAAGGTCTATCCCCAACTCTCCTAAACCACATCTTACCAGTCCATCTACCGATATACATCCCACTCCGTTATTCGTAAAGTATTGTGGATAGGTCGTCATAGAATAGGGTAATATTTTATATTTGAAAACTTTGCGAAAAATATTGATACTTTTTTGAAAGTGTTTGGGGTTCGCTAAAAATCATCTAACAACTAACAGTTAGGTGTTAGGAAGAAAATCTGTTATGCGGAAGACTTATCAAAAGTTATCATTATTTTTCGCAAACTATTTTCTATCATAATCCTTTTAGATATGGGAGTATATCCATCCTGTCATTATGTATTTATCGTTGGAGAGAGGCATCGCTCCTCTATGCGGGTAAGTCCAAAGGGCAGGGAACAAGAGCAACTTGCCCGTTTCGGGAACCACCAGCGACCCATCGTAAAACTGGGTTTCTCCTCCATCCGCCACATCATTCAAATACCAAAGATAGGTCAAAATGCGATACTTTCCGTTGTCTTTGATACTGAAATCCTGATGAAACTTGAATTCGCCTTCGTTCGCTGTATATCTCTGTATTTGGAAACCAGCATCTTCCATTGGTACCCCGTTGGGGAAGAAGTTGTTCGGTTTGATTTCACCCCTGTTAATGTCATAGATATACCTTTCTAATTTCGCCGACAATTCTTTACGAATGATGCTCTCACACATTCGCCATTCAGGGTCGGTTTTATAAGGTTCTTGGTCGCTATGTCCGTCTTTGGTAAGTTTGACTTCAGGGCGGAACCCCCCACTTACCACCCCATCCTTTTTAGGTAAGCGTTCATAGATGCGAATGAGTCGCTCACAAAACTCTTTATCCAAACTATTCGGATATAACTTAACCAACTCCATACTATAATCCAATATATTTTTGTTCCTTAATTATACCGCAATCCCTCCTGCCCGTATTATCCAGTTCATAGAAATGAAAGGAGACAATATTTCTGCTTGGTTTTGTGTCGGGGTACTATAAAAAGGTTCTTGAAAGTTTGTGTTGTTCGGCAAATCCGTTTCATTAATATTCACAACCCTATCCGACCCTCCGCCCGTAGTGGTGTTGCTCGTCTTGTTAAACCCATCTAAAAAGTTGCCGTTGTCGCTTCCCCAACCAATGTAGTGCGTATGCTCGGGGATTTGATTGACGGAGATGAGTTGATTGCCTCCGTAGATAGAGGCGTTGTAAGTCGTATTACTGCTCCCACCATCTACAACTACACCCGTAAGCGGGTTGATGCTTTGACTTCCAATCGGCATTCTTCCTAACATATTGGGTAGTTTAAAATACCCGTCGGCAATCGTTCCTGTGTTGTAAGTTGTACCAATGACAGCATAAAGTTGTCCGTAAGTAGCAATGTCTAACAGAGAACCATCACAAAACACCCAATTGAGTGCTTCCTCTTCAGGAATGCTTGTTCCTACATAACCCATAATCGTCCCTATAGGAACAGCACTTGACCCTTGAAAAGTCCAAAGCACTTTATTTGATTGAGCGGTAAGCACTTGCCCGTCTTGACCGACACTATCCAAACTATCGTAAATACCGAACCTAAAATAGACTTCATTGGAAAAGGTAGCGAACCCTTGGTAATCTACTGCCTGTAAAGTAATGTCGCCTTGTGCGGTAGGGAAATCTACGAAATCGCCTTCGGGGATGACACCGCTTGAGATGGTAGTTGTTCCTGTTTCAAAACAAGCAGGATTGAAAATGGCGGGATTACAAGATGGAGGGGCGACAATACTCATACCATTAGTTGAGAAGAAATTATGTCTTAATTAACCAATTCACCGCAACAAAGGGATTGTAATGGTCTGCGGTGTAGTTTTGGTTTGTCGTATTCGTTCCGTTTGTATTGGTATAAGGGGGTTGCGACCTTGTGGGTTGTGGGTACGGCAACGATATCTTATTACAGGATACGCATCGGTCTTGTCCCGTATTATTAATGGTGGTATTGTCCGTCTTGTTGTAATCCACACACATTTTTTGGTTGTTGCTTAACGACCAATTGATGGTGTGGTAATGAGGGGGATATGTATTCACATCTATTGCCGTCTGACCTCCATAAACAGGCAACTGATTACCATAAGATGTTCCTATCGCCCCCGTTGCCGAAGAACCAATCGGGGTTCTTCCCTGAAAGGTGGGGACATTAAAATATCCTGCGGGTTGTCCGATGGTATAAGTTAGACCAATTACGGCATAAAGGTCGGGGTAGTCAGTTTCTAAATAAGCAGTCCCATCACACCACAAGTATCCTTCAGGAGCGTCATCCGATGCTATCACCACAGGAATCACCGAACCTACCAAAGCACCGCCTACAAGAGAAGTAGGAGGACTCCATTCACTTCTTGGGAAAGGGGCAGTTCGGGCAGTGAATACATCGCCGTTATTTCCGCCTAATCCGTTTGAGTCATACACTATGTTTTTCATAACAACATCGCTCTCAAATGTCGCCACACCTTGATGGTCTGTCCGTAGCAATGTATTATTCCCTTGAGCGATAGGAAACTCTAAATAAGGGATATTGACACCACCTCCAATGGTAGTTGTTGTATCAATGTCAAAGCAAGAAGGGTTAAAGGTGGCGACATCACATAAAGGGGGTGCGACGATACTCATAAGTTAAGCGGAGAATTAAATTTTCTCTGCCTATCGTATGATTAACTTCTATGAGAAAATGCCGAAGGAACTCTTGCCTAAAGCACATAACCCGAACTTTAACGACCATAAAATCAATCTGCCTTTCCGTATGTGTATCGTCGCTCCTTCGGGTTCAGGCAAGACCAACTTCCTCTTGAACCTGATTCAAAAGTTTAGTTCAGGACAAGGTACTTTTGCTACGATTACGATTTTGACTAAAGTTGCGAAAGAACCCCTTTACGATTACCTTAAACTCAAGAGCGAGTCGGTCGTTATCAAAGAAGGGTTAAGCAACTTGCCTCCTTTAGACAAGTTTGACAAAGATGACAACCACCTTGTTGTTTGCGATGACTTGGTGTTGAGTAAAGACCTGTCCCCCGTAGAAAACTATTTCATTCGGTGCCGTAAGTTCAATGTAAGCATCATCTTCATATCCCAATCCTATTACCATATCCCAACGATGATACGGAGAAACTCGTCGTACATTGTCATTCTCAAACTGGGAGCAGGGAAAAGGGAACTCAAAATGTTAATGGGGGAGATTGGAGGGCAACTGGATACCGACCAACTTTTGAATATGTATAATTACGCAACGGACACCAAGTTTGTGCCTTTACTGGTAGATTGCGACCAACCCGACAGGTATCAAAAATTCCGTAAAGGGTTTTTAGAAGTCCTTAACCCTGATGATTTTAGAGAGTAGTTTTGCTCTCTTTTGCTCTAATTTAACTATCTTACGCATCATATGCCTTCTTGCTTGACACTTACACAGGGTATAAGCAGGAAGCAGTTTTTTCTCTCGCTTGACAGCAAGGTAAGCGTTGCCGTCTATATACTTCAAATCTTGATGTGTATAGACCCGAAAGATTCCCAAGCAACAAGTAATAGTATAACCAAGGGGTCGGGGATAAGTGTATGCCTTCGCTCTCAAAAGGAACTCCCGTCGCCATTCGGGGTTGCCGTAAATGGCGTACTCGTTTTCCCAAATGCTCGTCAGTGGTTCGGCAGACTTAATGATAAGAAGGGAATGCGAAAAAATATATCGCCATCGTCCATCGTACTCCCATATAAGGTTTTGTAGTTCCTGCGGTAATTGAAACATAGTATCCTCCTATAATTTATTAGTGGGGTCGCTCCTCAATAGTGATACTTGTATTTGGAATCACCATACATATACATACCCTCTACAAGATTCAAAGGGGCAAAGCAACGAGTAGCATACCCATCATTTCCCTGTGCTTTGGGAAAACGCCTCTCAAAATCAATACCTTCGGGGTATTCCTCAGCAAACTTCCACTCCTCATTGCCGTAGTTTTCGCCGTAGTCGTCGCCGAGAGTCTTAAATGCGGTTTGATGTATCCAATACTTTTTCTCGTATCGCTCTTTCATCTTCTTCAATTTGTATGTGTAATTACAATTAAAATGCCTGTAATACCAAAGAGGATACTCTTTTGTTAGAGATAAAGTTTTTTGACCGAACTCATTTTGTCCTTGTTCGTTAAAGGTAATTCCTTTTTTTGTTGGTTTTCCATACTTTTTCCACCTTGTCTCAGCATCAGCAACCCTCTTCGTATTAATGATGACAACAAAGCGGTCAAATCGCTCCTGTGCCTCCATCTTTTTAACATCAAAGAACTTGCCGATGTAGGTAAGAATGTCGTCAGGTAAGTCCAACCAATTCACTTCTTTCTTGACGATAGGCAAGTCTTCTATGGGTGTAGCATAGACAACGACCTCTACAGGTTCAGCGACGGGTACAGCGATACCCATTTCATCGTTCAATTTAAGTTTCAGTGAGGCAAGGAGTGCTTCCAAGTCATTGATTACGGACTGGATAGTCGCCATCTGTCAAAGTATGGTTGGGTAAGGGGTAAATACCTGAATCAATTTTTTTCTAATTCATTCGGGAATGTGTCATTTTGAGGTCAATTTCTAAAAGGATTATGATAAAAATAGTTTGCGAAAAATATTGATAACTTTTACTAAGTCTTTCGCATAACGGAAAAATCATCTAACAACTAACAGTTAGATGTTAGATGTTTTTTGGCGACCCCCAACCACTTTCCAAAAAGTATCCATATTTTTCGCAAGTTCCCTTGTCCTCTATTTAGGTCAAAATTAGACACAGGCAAAAAAAATGTATTGGACTTGTATTTTTTGGAGATGTTTAGAGAAATTCTCCGAGTTTTTGGGTCAATTCCTCATACCTCTTCTTGTCCTGTTGGAGACTACCCGCCCCCTTTACATTGAGGGGTCGCATATGACTTTCATCAACGCAGGTATAGTGTATATTATAGCATATCTTACATTTTTTCTTGTGTAGGCGTAGCAAGGTATCCACACCCGCACTGCTCTTGCTCCCAAGAACCCGTCCGCTACATTGAAGCGTCCAAGTGAAGCGTTCGTTGCCTGTGTTATTGAGTGTGTAATCCATTTGTGTGTCTGAATGATGTAGGGTAGAGGTAAAAACCTGAATCAATTTTTTTCTAATTCATTACGAAAAGTGTCATTTTGAGGGGTAAAACCTTCACTAACAGAAAATTACGGAAATTTCCCAAACGACCAAGTCCTGTAATAATCCCGTCCTCTATTTAGGTCAAAATTAGACACAGGGTATAAAAAATGTATAGGACTTGTATTTTTTGTAGCGGGTTTAGCAGTAGTGAGAGAACGATGCGAACCGAGCGGGGATTACCTTCCTCATATTACAATTGTCGCAACACTGACCCTTGTTCTTGACGGGTGCGGGGTTGTTGCCGAACCCAACGCTGTTCTTCTTACAGAGGACGCACTTGAAACGAGGGAGCATATGGTCGGGCATCGCTACCCGTACGACAGGGTCGCTCACCATCTGCGTCTCGGCAACGGCGGTGGTGATGTCAGTGGTGAGGTCAGTGCTTGGAAGAGGCAGACGGAAATCCTCGTTCATCATCATCTGTGTCTCGGCAAGTTGGTTAGCGAGTTCAGAGTTCATCTTCGCCATCGTAGTATGATGTAGGGTAGAGGTAAAACCCTGAATCAATTTTTTTGGAAATTCATTTGCGAAAGTGTCGTTTTGAGGGTAAAACCTTCACTAACAGAAAATTACGGAAATTTCCCAAACGCACAAGTCCTGTAATAACCCCGTCCTCTATTTAGGTCAAAATAGCACACATTATTGTTAAGGACTTGTGTGTTTGAGACAGATTTTGCTATTTTCACAAAAGTGTCATTTTGGGGGTAAAAACCTGTCAAACCGAAATCATTTCCAAAAAAATTGATTCAGGTTTTTACCTGACCCATCATCATACCAACACACAGATGGCGACTTTCACCAACGCACAGATGACCCAGCAGAAGAAGAAGACCTCGTTCGCTTGGGCGAAGTTTTACGAGGCAAGGGGTGAGTCAGCGAACAGCACTCGGGGTGTCGTCTCAATGCTTGAGGCATCGGGCATCCCTCGTCGCAACGGGTTGCTCCAACGACCCCCGACCCTTCCGCCTCACATCACTGCCGAGTTTATGGAGATGGCGGAGGCACTCAACAAGGAACACACTTGCCCCTGTTGCCTTGAACTCGTCAGCAAGGAAACGATACACATCACTTGGTGCGGACACATCCTCTGTAAGGACTGCTACGGGCGACTGCCTGTCAGCAACGACAAGAAGAAATGCCCGACCTGTCGCAAGGACATCTAAATGCCTCTACAAAAAATACAAGTCAAAATACACTTTTTTAGTGTATGCTACTTTGACCTAAATCGCACACAATATTGTTTGAGGACTTGTGCGTTTGACGCAGATTTGCTATTTTCTCAAAGGCATCATTTTGTAGGTAAAAACCTGCTTTGGCGAAATGAATTTCCAAAAAAATTGATTCGGGGTAAAACCCCTGACCTACATCAATCTACGATGTCTAAGGCACAATTTGACGCACTCTCCCACCGCCTTCTTGAGGTCTGTATGTCCGTAGAGGGCATCAAGGACGGCGAATGGAAGTCGGTTTGCGACGATACAATGGGAATGCGACGAGCATATGAAGATTTATATGGTCGTCATACCCGTCTTGTCAAGGAGATGCTTGACCTACAAGATAAAATAAACGAGAACAAGTACTACCGCAAGTATGTCAAGGAAGGGAAACCTGTACTGACGGCAAGGGCATCTGCCGAGGAAAAGGCACAGAACAAGGAATACACCACTTGCCCCATCTGTCAGCGAGTTGTCAAACGAACGCAACTGAACGAGCATCAAACCATTACCAAAGTGTGCGTTGAGATTCGGATGACAAAGGGTCTTGTCAAGCGACTCAAGACGACGAAACTCCCTGCTTTTGTGGAGACGAAGAAAATCGCACCTCTGAACTGGTTTCTACACCAAAAGACAGAAACGGACAGGCAATATACCGAAGGTGGGTATATGAACTGGTTAATTAAAGGCGACCCCCGTCCTGAGGGATTGATTTATGACAAGGGGGAGTGGCGGACGGCAGTTCCTTTAAACCGAGCGTCCGCTTCACCCTAAAGATAAGTGTTGTCATCTTCTCCTGTAAAAACGCAAATATCCAACCTATGACAAAGTAGTTCATACAATATACAAGTTATTTTTTTACGGGGTAGGCACTATTT